CGTGAAACTAATCATCCCGACTAGTAACATAAAGAACAAACTGAATTGCTTCATTTCTTTATTAAAAATAACATTATATATTAGAAACTAACATATTATGTTACTAAAGTTATAAAAAATTTTATTAACTATTTTTTAAGGGCTTTTGCGACCAATTGAGCAATGCGAATTTCCCTCGCTTCTGAATCTCCTTCTGTAATTACGACAGGATTTTCTTTGTCGCCTTTCAAAACTGTTACACGATCTGGATATAAACCTTCCAGCTTATTGATTTCTTTTTTTATCCTGTTTACGGCAGCCATACCTTGAGGCGTGCCTTTATAAGATT